AGGATTAAGCGGTGCATCTGGGGCTCAAGGTGCATCTGGGGCAGCTGGGGCTACAGGGATAGGTGGTGCAACAGGAGTAAGCGGTGCATCTGGGGCTCAAGGTGCATCTGGGGCAGCTGGGGCTACAGGGATAGGTGGTGCAACAGGAATAAGCGGTGCATCTGGGGTTCAAGGTGCATCTGGGGCAGCTGGAGCTACAGGGATAGGTGGAGCAACAGGATTAAGCGGTGCATCTGGGGTTCAAGGTGCATCTGGGGTTCAAGGTGCATCTGGGGCCACTGGGGTTCAAGGAACGACTGGAATAAGCGGCGCTACTGGGGTTCAAGGCGCATCTGGGGTTCAAGGCGCATCTGGGGTTCAAGGCGCATCTGGGATTCAAGGCGCATCTGGGATTCAAGGAACGACTGGAATTAGTGGTGCAACAGGAATAAGCGGCGCTACTGGGGTTCAAGGAACGACTGGGATTGGTGGTGCCACAGGAATAAGTGGAGCAACAGGAATAAGTGGTGCCTCTGGGGTTCAAGGAGCAACTGGGGTTCAAGGTGCATCTGGGGCAGCTGGGGCTTCAGGGATAAGCGGGGCAACAGGAATAAGCGGGGCAACAGGAATAAGTGGAGCGTCCGGTGCAAGCGGAGCAACTGGAGTTCGAGGAGCAACAGGGATAAGCGGTGCAACTGGGGTTCAAGGTGCTTCGGGATCAGGCGTAGGTGGAACAACGGGAATCAGCGGTGCGTCTGGAGCAACAGGAGCAGCGGGAACGACGGGGATAAGTGGTGCCTCAGGAGCCACGGGACCTGGTGGAGCTACGCTGGGTGCTAACAGCTTTACGGGTGCTCAGAATCTCCAGGACAACGAGCTGATCCGGGCTAAAATCCGGGACTACTCAGAAACGATCTCCAGCCCAACGATATCAGCTGGAACGCTGGTGCTAGACCTAGAAACATCTAACATCTTTGCGGTCTCGCTGAACGCAGCGATCACCACCTTGACGATCAGCAATCCTCCCGCCAACGGCAGCGGTGGGACATTTACTTTGATCTTTACTGCTGACGGCACAGCACGGGCAGTCACTTGGCCTGCAAGTATTAAATGGATGGGAGGCTTTGCTCCATCGATCACTAGTACATATGGCAAAGAGGACACGTTTGCCTTCTTCAGCCGAGATGGTGGAACATATTGGCATGGATACGTAGGAGGGCAGAATTTTTAATGCTTGCAAATATTGGCAGAAATGCAAAAAAGGCTGCCGGTCGTGGTGGTACTATTGGCAACATAAGCCTCGATTATCTGATTGTCGCTGGTGGTGGATCTGGGGGATCAGGATCGGGTTTTAACGCTGCTGGTGGAGGTGGAGGTGCTGGAGGCGTTCTGCAAGGTGCTGTCAGCATAAGCGTAGGCGACACTTATACATTGACAGTTGGTAATGGTGGTGCTACCGCTGCACCGTTTGCCTTGGGAAACAATGGCACAAATTCGGTTTTTAATACGCTTGTGGCAATCGGTGGTGGTGCTGGAGCAAGCCATACGGTACAAGGGCAGTCGCCAAATAATATTGCCGGATCAGCTGGTGGATCAGGTGGTGGTGGATCGGGATCAACTGATCTGGGTGGAGTTGGAGGTGCTGGTGGTGCTGGAACTGCTGGGCAAGGTAATAACGGTAGTGCTGGAGCTAACGATCAGCCTTTAAGCGGTGGTGGCGGTGGTGGTGCTGCTACTGCTGGAGTCGCGGCTGCTACTGGTAATGGGGCGAGGGCTGGGTCGGGCGGTGCTGGCATCTTGTCGAACATTACTGGCACTCCGATTTATTATGGCGGCGGCGGTGGCGGCGGAATTTACAGTTACTATAATACGCCTTATATCGGTGCTTTGCCTGGTCTTGGTGGCATCGGAGGTGGTGGCAACGGTTCAGGGAATTATTCAAATGCTGGTGCAGATGGGACAGCAAATACAGGTGGTGGGGGTGGGGGTGGTACTACTAACGACCCAATTCTCTCACCTAGCGGCACAAACGGTGGTGCTGGTGGATCTGGTATAGTAGTTTTACGGTGTTCGAGTGCTTTTGAGATAGCGGAAGCATCCGGGTTAAATTATTCGTCAGTATTGTCTGGCGGCTATAGGATATACTCGTTTTATAGCGGCACAGGAAATGTAACTTTTCAGTTTGCTAACACAGATCAATATTTTTCAACTGTTTCTCTGCTATTGTCAATGAACGGTCCCAACGGAAGTGCAACATTCGCCGATTCTGGACCGAATGCAATTGCGGTGACTCGAGTCGGCAACGCTCAAATATCCACAGCCCAGAGCAAGTATGGTGGAGCAAGTGCTTATTTTGATGGTAGCGGGGATTATCTGTCAATGGCAAGCAATCCTTTGTTTAATTTTGGGACTGGTGATTTTACTATTGAATTATGGGTAAACCTGCCTAATGATAACGTAGACTATTCTCTTGTAAGCGGATCAGCCAATGGAAATATGGACTTTCGGCGGGAATCGAATGGTAAACTATCACTAGGCAGGGCGGCTGTAGCCTGGGACGCGAATTCTTCTGTAATGAGCATTGCAAACCAATGGACGCACCTCGCAGCTTCTCGGTCTGGATCGACGTTGCGACTGTTTTGTAATGGAATCCAAATTTATTCGGGATCAAATTCGATTTCGTACTCTGTTGCGAGCTTACAGATAGGTAGATCAACGGGCGTGAGTGATGTCGATCTAAGCGGCTATATAGACGATCTCCGCCTTTCCCGATTTGCTCGCTACATATCCAATTTTACTCCTCCCACATCCGCATTGCCAACAATTGCACCCTTCGCGGTTGGCGACCCTTATTATTCAGCCGTTTCTCTCCTGCTTAGTATGGATGGGACGGATGGTTCGACTACTTTTACGGACTCCGGGCCGAATGCGTTGACGGTGACTCCGAATGGAAATACACAGCTCAAAGCGACCGTGAGCAAGTTTGGCGGATCAAGTGCGTATTTTGACGGGACGGGAGATTATTTGTCAGTTGCGGCTAACGCAGCTATCGACCTGTCGTCTAGTGATTTCACAATTGAATTCTGGATTAGACCAGCTCCTAAGACTAATGCTGTGGACGCCGCTTTTGGGTATAGCAATTACGCTTGCATGTTTTATCACGATGGCGTGAATTGGACTCTGGAACTTTCGTCAACTGGTTTTTCTAACCAGTTAGTAATATCTAGTCCAGTTACTTTGAATAACTGGCAACATATAGCGATTGTCAGGTATGGCAATAGTATTGTTGTCTACAAGGATGGTGTATCATCGGCTACTGGTTCTTTCTCTGGTGCTGTTGCGACTTCAGGGAGAACCTTAAGAATTGGTGATAATGGCAACAGTCAAAACATTAACGGCTACATCGACGATTTCCGTATCTCTCTGTTCGCTCGCTATCTCTCAACGTTTACTCCTCCCACAGCAGCACTGCCAACAACGGCATCATCCACGGTGGGAGACCCTTATTTTTCAGCCGTTTCACTGATGCTCAGTATGGACGGGACGAATGGATCGACTACGTTTACCGATAGCAGTTTAAATGCATTGACGGTTACGGCATCGGGCAACGCACAAATCAGCACGACTCAAAGCAAATACGGTGGTGCTAGTGCTTATTTTGATGGGACAGGAGACTGGCTAGATGTATCTGGAACAGGCATCGCAACTGCGTTCGGTTTAGGCGATTTTACGATTGAGTTTTGGTACTACCCTTTAACGGTGTCTGTACAGCAAAATCTTGTAGATAAAATCGGGTCGGCTTCAAATGCAATATACATGTCATCAGCAGGTGTTCTAAAGTATTATGTTGGTGCTGATAGGATCACTGGTTCAACCTTGTCTGCAAACACCTGGTATCACATCGCTTTAGCCCGGTATTCCGGTGCAACTAAGCTATATGTGAACGGCGTCCAGAGCGGGGCGAGTTACGCTGACGCAAACAATTACGCTCTCAATCCTAATAGTCCAAGAATTGGTGCCGCATTTAACAACACTGTTCCTGTGAACGGCTACATCGACGATTTCAGGATCTCTCTGTTCGCTCGCTACGTCTCCACGTTTACTCCTCCCACGGCAGCATTGCCAACACCCATATCATCCCCGGTTGGCGACCCTTACTACAGTGCTGTTTCGCTGATGCTCAGTATGGATGGAACGGATGGATCGACCACTTTTACCGATAGCAGTTTAAATGCGTTCGCGGTGACTGCGACATCCGCGACTATATCGACGACACTGAGCAAGTATGGTGGATCATCAGCTTTCTTCAATGGTTCTTCAGGGTATTTGTCACTGACTGGGAACAGCTCGTTTCAATTTGGCACAGGCGATTTCACAATTGAGATGTGGGTGTACATCTCTGCGAACGCAAGTAGTCAACAGACTTTCTTGGATACTAGAGGTGCAGCTACAGCAGCCCCAATTACCTTTGGGATTTATCAGTCAAAACTAGCATTTTACGATGGCACGATGCGGCAGACATCTGCAACGGTTACAACCGGTCAATGGTATCATTTTGCGGCTAGCCGATCTGGTGGGAATCTACGGTTATTCATCGACGGAATAAGCTACTATAGCGCATCCAACACGACTGATATTACGACTGGAGCGAGCAGCATTTATGTTGGAAGAGGGTTTGATGGGGCTGGGTACTATACAAACGGCTACATTGACGACCTCCGTATCTCACGATTCGCTCGCTACGTCTATGACTTCACGCCTCCCAACTCAGTTCTGCCAATAATCGCATCCTCCACGACTGCCGACCCATATTACAATTACACTTCGCTTCTGCTACGAATGGACGGAGAAAACGGATTAACAAACTTTGTGGATAGTGGGCCAAATGCAATAACGGTGACAGCGGTTGGGAATGCTCAGATCAGCACGGCACAGAGCAAATACGGTGCTAGTGCGTACTTTGATGGTAGCGGGGATGCTATCCAAATCCCATATTCCGCTGCACTTGACCTTACTTCTGGTGATTTCACAATCGAGGGATGGGTGTATTTTAACGCAGTCTCTGGAACCCCGACCATTATTACTCCATTTGGTACTGGAACCAATTTTGGCGGCTGGGTGATCGTTCTTAACAGTAGTTCACAGTTTGCATTTTATTTAAGCACAAGCGTGAATGTGTGGAATTTGGCAAGCAATGTGCTGTTCTCTGCTACTGCCGCTGTCATTCGGACATGGTATCATTTTGCCTTAGTACGGAATGGCAGCACATTTACTCCATATTTAAACGGTATTGCTGGTACAACAACAACAAGTAGCTCTACCCTGTATCAAAACAGCACACCTCTGAAGATTGGTGCAGAGAAAGATAGCAATGTTTTTCCATTAAATGGCTATATCGACGATCTCCGCATCACCAAATACGCTCGCTACACATCAGCATTCACGCCCCCTGCAGCGGCATTGCCCACAACCGTACCTTCTACTGTGGCCGATCCTTACTACAATTACACATCGCTCCTGTTGCACATGGATGGGTCAGATACCTCAACAAACTTTGTAGATTCTGGGCCATCGGCTTTGACGGTGACTGCGGTAGGGAATGCCCAAATATCAACAACTCAGAGCAAGTATGGTGTAGCAAGTGCTTACTTTGATGGAACTGGAGATTACCTAGCAGTTACTGGCAATGCGTCTGCCTTTGCGTTCCCAAGCGACTTTACGGTCGAAGGCTTTGTCTATTTCTTAGCACTCCCTACAAACGGTAACTACGCTGGATTATTCTTTGCACGTGGCGCATCTGCTGCTGCATCGGCTTTTCAATTCTACATTTTTAACAGCGTTGGAACATATAGGTTTGAAACCACAATATCGGTTGGATCCACCGATTACGGAGGAACATACAATCTGCCATCAACGCCAACAACTGGAGTGTGGTATCATTTTGCTTTTGTACGATCTGGCAGTTCCGTTTCGGCTTATTGGAATGGAGTACAGGCGGGAAGTGCAACAACTGCTTCTGGAACAACAAACACGCCTTCAACGCAAATCGCCATCGGGGGCAGAGGCACGCCTTACACAGGGTTGTATTTAAACGGCTACATAGACGAATTCCGAGTCACCAAATACGCTCGATACACCGCAGCATTCACCCCACCCACCGCAGCACTACCAGAATTCGCAGCCGGTACGGACAGATATTTTAGCAACGTGTCTCTACTCCTACATATGAACGGGGCCAACGGAAGCACGACATTCACGGATAACTCGTCAAATGTAAGAACAATCACTGCCGTAGGCAACGCCCAAATATCCACGACTCAATACAAGTTTAACGGATCATCAGCGTATTTTGACGGCACTGGAGACTACCTATCTCTTTCAGGCGGGATGCCCTCAGGCGCAGGCACCCCATTCACGATCGAGTGCTGGATCAGGCTGGACGACCTTGCAGACTACAGATCAATCACTCGCACTGCTGGAGGTCTTGACATAGGTGTTCAGGCCAACGGCCTCATCGGTTGCGACCAAACGTCCGTGGGTATTATAGCTAACTCGGCAACGGGTGTTATAACAGCAGGAACTTGGTATCACATTGCAGTCACCAGAGACACGTCGAATAACTACAAGATATACGTTAACGGCACACAAGTAGCATCTGGAACAAACGCTTTTAGCGTAACAGCAGCCACAACAATCGGATACTCAGCCTACAGCGGATCGCACTTTTTCAAGGGCTACATCGACGATTTCCGAGTGACAAACGTGCTTCGGTACACGGCAACATTCGCACTACCAACAGCGGCACTGACAGATATCTATAACCCCTATACAGTGGCAGACCCATACTTCAGCTCGGTATCGCTCCTGCTGCACATGGATGGCACGAACGCATCGACTAACTTTATCGACTCTGGGCCAAACGCACTGACTGTGACTGCTGCTGCTAATGCCCAAATATCAACGACCCAGATTAAATACGGTTCGGCTTCAGGTTACTTTGACGGCACTGGAGACAGTTTGACGATTCCCGCTAACACGGCGTTAGCCCTTGGTACTGGAGATTACACGATTGAGGGGTGGTTTTATTCCCTGACATCCACCTACAGTTTACGGGGGATGATTGATTTTCGCACGGCGACGACAGGCACAAATGGTCTCATGCTTCGCGAAAACGATGGCGGGTTTCTGGTCTTTCTAAATAGTGCCACGATTTTAGCAACCTCGACTGGTCGAATTGAAAACCAATGGCAACACGTTGCAATTGTAAGAAGAAGCACGACAGTAACGCTATATGTAGATGGCGTCTCACAGACTTCTACTACATCATCAGCAGACCTAACTGACAGTATTCTACGGATTAGTGGTTTTGTCGACACTCAGTCCAGCGTTTACGCTTACAACGGCTACATCGACGACATTCGCATCACTAAAGGCATAGCTCGTTACACCGCAAACTTCACGCCACCCGCCACAGCACTACCAGAATTCGCCGCCGGAAATGACCCATACTTCAGCTCTGTTTCGCTTCTGATGCACATGGACGGAGCTAACGGAAGTACGACATTTACAGATAACTCGTCAAATGCACTAACGGTGGCTGCGGTCGGGAATACTCAATTATCTACAGGTCAAAGCAAGTACGGTTCTGCAAGTGCCTATTTTGATGGTACGGGAGATTACCTCACAGTTGCAAACTATGGGTCGCTATTTACCTTCGGAACAGGCGACTTCACTGTCGAGGCTTGGGTTTATGTGACCTCAAGCGGAACTAGTTTCTCATTCTTCCTCACAGAAGGATTGGCTACGGATTTTGCGTTTTATGTTGATGACACCCGATTAGGCATGTGGGATGGAGCATCATCATCATATTATTCTAGCTCCGGTGCAGTTCCTTTGAACCAATGGGTGCATGTTGCATTTACACGGACTGGCGGATTTATTCGAGGCTTTGCTAACGGAGTGCTGACTGGATCAGTGAGTAATTCCAGGAATATGACCAACTCTCAAGCAGTCAGAATCGTGGCCTCGTCCACATATCCCAACTCATCAACTTGCTATGTAGACGACCTTAGGGTTACAAAGGGTATTGCCCGCTATACGGCAACCTTCACTCCACCACCATCGGCTTACCCAGACGCATAAGGAGCAAACACATGCAATACTGCCAAGTCAGCCCAAGCGGTAATATCTCCGGCCCCCAGTGGCTGCCACAGTATACCCCGACTGTCTCCAATTTCAACGCGCTCGATGATGCAGCCTTAGCCGAACACGGATATTACCCGTACTACCCATCACCAGTTCCAAGTTATGACCCCGCCGCACAAGGGGTTGATCAGACCTTCACCTTCAATGGCACATATGTATCAGACACGTGGACAGTCTTTGATCTAATGGCAGAAGAAAAAGCTGCATATGTGCTTGTAAGACTAACTGAAATAGGCCGAGAAATCGGCTCATTCTTGGATAAACAAGTATCTGTCAAGCAATACGATTCCATACTGTCGGCTACAAGCTGGACAATGAGCAGCATCTCGACTTACAAGGCCGAAGGAGAAGCGGCTACAGCATATCGGGACACAGTCTGGAACCTGTTTTACATTATGGCTCAGGCTGTGCAGACGGGTACTCAGCCAGTTCCAACTGTGAGCGAGTTTTTTGCAACATTACCAACACTTTGGCCTGAAAACAACGCCAATGGTACCTCCAGTGATACATCCAATGGGACATCCAATGGGACATCCAATGGGACATCCAATGGGACATCCAGCGGCACATCCAATGGCACCTCCAATGGGACATCCAATGGCACCTCAAATGGTACCTCAAATGGTACCTCAAATGGCACCTCAAATGGTACCTCAAATGGCACATTGGTTTTATGATAGTCTACAAACCCACGAGGTGAATCATGTTCGGTGAACCATTTGGTGTATATGCATTTGCTGAAGACGCACAGATATCAATATTCACACAAGCTGAATTCTTGGCTGACATCTTGAGCCGTCGCAGATTGAACTATAGTCGTGGTGATTGTGTGTGGTTTTTAGAAAAGCATGGCGCACACATAGTCCAGCCCACAGCATTCGAACCAGACCCAGAAACCCACAGAAGCGATTACTATTACAATGCTATCGAAAATGTCCTCTACAGGAAGAATAAAGCAACTGATAAAAATGTATGGGTTAGGATGAGATGAATATGGGGTCTAAACGCTATAGACGTAGCAAAATTTCTTTCCGCCATATTTCTTAACATAACCAAAGAGACTTGAATATTCTGATTCTGTCAATTTTGATCTCGTAGCAAGGCCATACAAAGTTTTTTTGTGCATTACGAAGCCTTCTTTGTCAGTATACCAATAGTCTGGCTCGACTTCGTGGAGCAATTTGAAGTTAGAAGCTTTGTAGATAGTGCCATAGTGCCCAACAGTCGTATCAGAATATGCCACTATATTTTTTTTAATTTGTTTCATCGTTCTTGATATTAACCAGCTAGCAAAGTTCTTCTTTTGATAAGAGGGATGAATACAAAACCTTGAGAGTTCCACAAAATCGCCAAAAAGATGACTTAAGTTCTGTCTTAGCGGAGGGCTAAAAACGACACATGCTACCAGCTTATCATTCAAATAAGCCCCAAAGGTCTTACCACCACGCCCTTTGCCTATGTAATGATATGCGTTTAAAAATGATTTCAAATCATCTTTTGTGACGTCTTTTATAGTTATTTCATCGAAAGAAAACATTTCGATATTGATATCAATACCTAACTTGGCTTTTAAGCGATTTAAAGCTTTTTCTTTTGTGCGAAACTCGTGTTCCCAAATGTACATTATCTCGTATTCAGGGAAATACCTCTCAATATAAGTGAATTTAGCTCTATCTGATCGTTTGACGTTATCTTGAATATGCCAATAATCACCTTGGACCTCGATTAGCAATTTTTTTCCGTTATTAATAGGCACAAGACAGTCAAACACATAGTGCCCTAATCTTGTTTTATCGCTTTCTTTTATATAATCTACTTTTAAATCGTCCAATAAAGTATAGAGAAGATTTTGGACAGAGCTAATGCGAGGCTGCTGACACCTTAGTTTGGCCATATTCTCTCTAGATGCGTTACCAAACTTGTATATGTTATTATCTAACACTGCTTTTCTATATTTTGGATCTTGCCATTTTTGTTTAATAATCGTTGACTGTATGCATTTATAATCTTCTTCAGACTTTCTCTGGACTTGTTTATTTCTGTAAGTATCATCTTTCCAATTAGCAGTTACCTGTGTGCTAATTTCATTGCTTCTTTCTAGACCTACGCAAGAAGGGCATTTATATATGTGCTCCTTTTTGGTTCTTAATTTGATTTCGCTTGTTTTATTGCAGGCAACACAGGAGCATATGACTGTTGGCCTCTTAATGCCTATCAATTCGTTCAATGAGCCATACCCATACTTTGCTTTTGTCTTCAACCAGTCAATCATTCTGCTAGCTCCTGTAAATATATTTTAACAATACATACGGGGATTTTTCGATGCCTAGTAATTGGCTTGTCTTTGATAGAATACGCGCGCTGACCAAATCCGCGAACGTATTCAGAGCAGATAAAATATTTCAGGATCAGTCCAGCTTAGATAAGCTCACTACAGGTGGAGAATTCCTGGATTTCAGTTCCCAAGCTGCGATATTAGATCAGACTAATCTTCAGATAAATCGTTTGGAGCGTTATAAGGATTATGAGCAGATGGATCAAACCGGCGAAGTAAGTCTTGCCCTGGACTTATACGCCGATGAAGCTTCCCTAGTCGATAGTGAACGAAAGCACACGCTAGTCATAAAAGCAAAAAATAAAAGGCTTAAAAAAGAATTAGAAGACTTATTCTATAACATACTAAGATGGGACAATTTCTGTCGTCCCACCATGAGATACCTCTGCAAATATGGCGACGCCCCGTTTGAAATAGTATTAGACCAAAACCGTGGTGGCGTTAGCTCGCTGCGGTTCATGAATGTCTACAATTTTACAAGAATTGAGACTAGGTATGGTGACCTAATCGGTTTTTTCTTTATGGATGCTCTCTTTCCAAAACCACAGTTTTTACATCCTTGGCAGGTGATGCATTTACGTCTTACGAGCTTCGAAAACATCTATCACCCTTATGGTAGAAGCTTGCTTGATGGCGGTAGGAAGGCTTTTAAGCAGTTGCGGTTGATGGAAGATGCTGCTCTGATTTATAGAATCACCAGAGCTCCTGAGAAAAGGAAGTTCGTGATTCCCGTCGGTAACATTCCTCCGAAGGAAGTCCCTGAGTACATGCAGATGGTCGCTAGGACGTTTAAGAGGCAGCGGTTCTATAATCCGACCACCGGTGCTTTTGATGAACGATATTCTCCGTTGATCCAAGAGGATGATTTCTTTTTACCACGTCGTCCTGATGGTTCTGGCCCTGATATCGAAGTGATGCCTGGTGCTGAGAATCTCGATCAGATCAAGGATATCGAGTATTTCAAGAAAAAGATGATTGCTCCCATGAAGATCCCGTTTGCGAGAGTCGGGATTGGCGATGGTGCTGGTGAGGCTAACGATAAGTCGCTATCGCAGTCCAGTTCTGAGTTTGCTAAGGCTGTTCAGTGGGTGCAGCGTGAGGGTGTTAATGGCTTAACTAAGGTTGCTATTGTTCACCTTGCGTTGCGCGGTTATTCTGTGGATGATATGAAGGGCTTTGAGCTGATGTTTTCTGCTGGCTCTGCTTTGGAGGAGCTTTATAGGATTGAGACTTGGCAGACTCGTGCTTCTGTTATGAATGATTTAAAGGATTTGGGCTGGTTTCCTAAGGAGTGGATTGTTACTCATTTTACTGATTTGTCTCCTGATGAGATTGAAGAGCTTAAGGATGTTGAGGCTGATGAGGCTGCCGGTGGTGGTGGCGGTTTTGGTGGCGGTGGTGGGATGGGCGGTGGAATGGCTGATCTTGGGGGCGGTGATGATTTGGGCGGCATTGAGGGGGGTCCTGAGGGGGCTCCTCCTGAGGGTGGTGAGGCTGGT